TCTATCTGCTTATCCCGCCGCGCAATGGCGTCCTTCAGGCTGTCGTTGGCTTTCATCAGCGCCTCGATGTGCCGCCGCTGGTTCTCGGTCAGGTCAGCGGTGGCAGACAACACTCGTTCTTGGCAACGCTGCGTGTCATTGTGGAGTGTGCAGCCATGACACTCTCCCTCGGCACAGCACCGCAGCGCGGTCACGATCTCATCTCTTGTCATGTCATTCCTCCCCTACAAGTTTCATAAAACATCCCCAAAATGTCTGTGACTTCTTCCCGCTGTGGTGCCCAAACAGAGGACGTTCTCCGATTGCCGCCCAAACATCTGCGGCGGGTATTTGAGTTTCAGCCCATTTGAAAATCAGTACGCCGTCAGGCTTCAATACGCGCATACACTCTTGAAATCCGTCATGCAGCATTTCGCGCCAGTTCTCGCCGAGCTGTCCGTACTTCTTCCGCATCCACGCATTTTCTCCAACGCGGCGAAGGTGCGGCGGGTCAAAAACGACAAGAGAAAATGTGTTGTCCAAAAACGGAAGATCCGTAAAATCACACTGTATGTCTGGATGCACGACGCAGGTTCGTTCAGAACTGTGGTTTGTGCTTTTCCAAATACCCGTATATTCCTCGTCCCGCGCATCGCAGTATATTGCGGCAGGATGGCTTTTGTTAAACCATATCGTCCGAGACCCACAGGTGGCATCAAGAATTTTCTTTGTCATGTCATTTCTCCCCAAACCATTTCTTTGTCACCGCGATGGGAAACGGCTCGATCTCGCTTGCCCACCGCGCCGTACCTTTCCCGTGTATGCGCTCCCAGATCAGCGGGAACCCCGCAATGCCGTCAAATAAGCTACCCAGCGTCGCGTCCTCCGGCAGATACCGCGCCATGCGCCGCAGCATCCAGTCCCAAAATGGCAGGGCGATGGAGTTGCCCAGCGCCTTGTACTTCGGGCTGTCTGCATCCTTGTGTTTCTTGCCCTTTTCATCCGTCCAGTCGCCAATGTCCACCCATCCGTCCGGGTATCCCTGCAAGCGGGTACATTCCAACGGCGTCAATCGACGCACCACCATATTCTGCACCGGGTATGTCTCCGCGTCCTCCTGGTACGCACAGGCAGCCTTTGTCCGCAGCGCGTGGCTCACGTCCTCACACATCACTGCTTGAGCATCGTGCATGGTGTTCAACGTTTGGCTGACTTCCTCCGCCATAATGCCAGCTTCGTTGGCTTGGCCGTTGCCGATGCCGTATGTAAGCGGCACTTGGTTTCCGCCTGTTCCCATTCGCGCCTGTAACGCCGGGACCTGCTCTCCGCACTCGCGGATGACGTCACAGGCGTGTGTCATGTCCAGCGCCACGCACGGCACATGGGCGTTCGCGTTCAGTGTGTGGCACGGTTTGCCGAACTCAGGCTGACTTCCGTTCTCCTTGCTGGTGATCTGCGTGGTGTCAAATGCCATCGCCGCCGGAGCCACCACAGCTGGTTTATTCCCGCCGCACTCGGCGTTCAGTGTAGGGGACAGTTCCTCTTGATAGCCGATGCTCCGCGCCTGTTCACTGTTGCCCAGCTTAAAACCGGCGCATACCACCGGCTGGTTGTTCCCGCTCATGCCCGCCGCTGCGGTCAGTGTGGGCGCGCGGTCGTCTGTCCGCAGTTCCGCGCCGCCCTGCTGTGTGGCCATGCAGAATATCGCAGGATTATTTACCCCTCCGCCAATGCCGCCTTGCAGTGTGGGAGATTTTCCGTTTGTGTCAAAAATGCGCTTGCTTTGGCAATCCCACGGAGTTATACAACTTTGGAAAATTGTCTGATCGTTTCCCGTACCCAGCGTTCCGCTTTTCTCCGTCTGCACTAACGCGCCTTTTCCTCCTCCGTCACAGCCCCCCTGATGCGGACTGCATACGATGTTGGGGCCTCTGTCGGCGCATGGGCTTCCGTCCGCTCTTGCGGTGAGGCTCCTTGCGACTGCCGGATTAAAACCGCTTTCAGCAGCTTCGGCAAATCCTTCCCCCGCCTCTCCGCTCTCCGCAATATCCCCTGGCAGGCTTTTGGAGTCAAATTGTATTTCGGATGCGGTGTCTCCTCCAAAATCTGCGACAACCGAGATACGACGGCGGCGTTGGGGCACTCCCCAGTATTGCGCGTCGTGAGTTCGCCACACCACGCTCCATCGTCCTCCCACTTCATCGTGATACCCTCCCCAGGTAGGCCAGCCCTTTTCAGGCACTTCAATACCGGGGGCTTCCGGCTCGACGATTTTGATGATCTCTTCGAGCACGGCTGCGAAGTCTTTTCCTTTGTTGCTGCTAAAGGCGCCGACCACGTTTTCCCACACGAGATACCGAGGTCTAACCATGTCACCTGTCCGTCCATTCCTTTTGTCCGCCTCCCTCATTTCTTTTACGATACGTACTTGCTCCATAAACAGGCCGCTTCGCGCTCCCGCCAAACCGGCGCGTTTCCCGGCGATGGATAGATCCTGGCACGGGCTGCCGCCGGTGATGCACCACACCGGTTCGATCTCCGCACCGTTTATCTTGCAGATGTCTCCCAAATGCTTTATCTCAATCGCCTCCTAATCTCCAAACACAACGCCGCACTCGTCCTTCAGCACGTCCTTGATGTGCTTCCGCTCGATGCGGCCCTCGTTTATTTCCTCCGCCAGCTTCTCCAGGCACTCGTACAGATACGCGATGCTCTGCGTATCCCGGCTGTCCGATGTCTCCTCTTGGACGTGCCAGCCGCATTTGTCCATCAGCACCATCGCCACCATGTCCATGTTCTCCCGTGTGCCTTGCAGCTTGCCACGCATAAAAATGCGGTCGTCCCTGCTCAAATGCTGCTTGCCCATGCGTCACCACAACCTTTCCTGCGCCGTATGTTCCGCAAACCGCTGTTCTTGCAGTTGGAAATATGTCGGTTCGATCTCGCACCCAACAAACTCAAAGCCGAGGTTGTAGGCCGCTATCCTGCTGCTCCCACTGCCCAAGTGTGTATCCAGTATGCGCCAGCCTTCTTTGGCGTACTTCATCAGTAGCCACTCGTACAGCGCCACAGGTTTTTGCGTAGGATGAATACGCTTTTCGTTCAGTGCCTTATTCCCCTGCTGCGTTATGCCGTCCGTGATGCTTTTTCCTTGAAACATCCCATTCCACATATAGCGGAATATGCGAACGCTGTCATGGCAGTTTGTTGCCGCGATCTCGCAGTCCGAAAAAGAACTGTTTTCGTTACATTTATCCCAAACGATGCGGCCCGGAGGAAAAACAACATCAAAGTAATTGCATCCCCATACGATATACTTTTTCGCCACGCGCACCAATTCGGAAAAGTAGTCGATGCCTGGCACGTCCCACTTCGGTGATATGGGATAGTCCCGGTGTACGCCGATGGGGCTGACCTTGCAGCCGTAATACCCTCTGCGTTCCGGGCCGGTAAAGTACGGCGGGTCTACAATAGCAAGGTAAAACGCCTTATCCGGCAGCGTCCGCATATACTCCATGCAGTCTACGTTCAATGCGATTTGTTGTTTCACGCTTCATACCTCCCGTATAGCAAATCCGTACCGATTACGAAACAGCTTTGCTTTCATGGCATACTCGCGGGTGCGCATCCCCTTCACGTCCTCCACCACCGGCAGCCAATACCGCTGGCCGTAGCTGTCAGGAGCCGTTCTGCGCTCGTATACGAAGTCCGCGATGTAGTCGATACTTTTCACCTTGTCGCCCTCAAACGTCGTGTACGCCTCTTGCAAACAGTACCGCACCTGCAATTTCAGCCCGCGTATCTCCCCTGCCTTTTGCAGCAGCATCAGCGCGTCGTAGCGCTCCGCCTCCTTCTTGCTGTCGAAGGTCAGCTTGCCGCGCTTTGTCTTCTGCGCCTTGTACTTCCCCGGTTTCTGCATCTTCTCCATGACCTGCTTCTGCGCCGCCGGGGACAGCCGCGCCAGATCGTTACTCATCAGGCCCATTCAGTTTCCCTCTTTTCTCCAGCCCTCGTTTGTTCATCGTGTACTGCACCTCATGGACGATGCGCGTCTCCCCGCAGCGTTCGCACTTGCCGCCCAGCGTCCGCCGTCACCTGGGGGCGAAGATGTACTCGTCCTCCATATCCCGTATGCACTGTCCGCACAGTTTCGCCGTGGCAATTTTCCAGATACCCGCGTTCATGGCTTCGCCCCCTTGATGTACTTGCTCATCCAGGCATCACGTGCACCGTCGGTTTTGCCGACAGGTGCAGCAGGGGCATATCCCCACCGTTCCCACTTCTCAGCATTTCGGCAAGCCGCTTTCCAGTCTTTCATGGGGGTCTTGCCAACCATCCAGCCCTTCGCTTCGTAGAAGTCGATAAAGCCCTGCGGATCTACCGCCGAATGGCGTTCAGCCACGTAGGACTGAACCTCTGCCAGTGTGGGTGGGGTAAAGCGCTTCGCGCGCGTACTCCCACCGTCAGGTGGGAATAAGTCTTTGTCTTTTTCTTTGTCTTTGTCTTCTTTCTTTTTCTTAGTAGGCTTGGGGCCATTTGCGTTTGCTTCGGTTTGCTTGATTTTGCTTAAACTTGCTTGCGTTTGCTTGCCGCCTTTTGTCCCGTTCCTTGCCCGTTCAGCGGAAAGCTCCTCGTCCCTGTCCAGCATCGTCCGGAACACCGGAAACAGTATGCTTTCCGCGCCCTCCAACTCCGGCGGGATGCCAGTTCTTGCGTACTCCAGGATGGCGATAAAAAGACGGCCTCGCTCCGCATCTGTCAACGCCGCTGTCTGCTCTATCCAGTCGTAGTAGGCTTTCACATAGCACTTGCCCATATGCCTCACTCCTTAGGCATCGCGCCGATGACGTACACCCCGCGCTCCTTGTCCAACCACACATCGCCTGTGTAGTTATCCAATGCCTTACTCACAAGGTCAGCGGGTACCTCCAGATGCCAGCCCCACAGCGTGTCGCAGTCCTCCCGTTTCTCTCCGAAGGTAATGGCACAGGCCACATAGTGCGCCGTGATGGCCTTCCTGTAGTCCTGCACGGCACCGGTCAGCACTGACAGGTGCTGCCGCTGCCGCTGCACCACGTTCTGCAAATGCGTGTTCTGCCGCCGCAATGCCTTGATCTCTTCCTGCATCTTGCCCATTCACGTCACCCCCTTTAGAACGGCAAATCGCTGTTGTCCTCGTCCATCTCCACGAGCTGGCTCTTGCCGTCCGTCCGGGGGAACGTGCCCTGCGTGTCCGTGTCCTTCCGGCTGTCGCCAAAATACATATTGTCCGCCACGATCTCGGCGCTTCTGCGGTTGTTGCCGTTCTTGTCTTGCCAGTCACGCATCTGCAGCCGGCCCTCCACCACCGCCATGCGACCTTTGGCGAAATACTTGGAAGCAAACTCCGCCGTACCGCGCCACGCTACAATGTCGATAAAGTCCGTGTCCTTGCTCCCGTCTGCGTTCTTAAAGTCCCGGTCTACCGCCAGTGCAAAGCTGGCAACGGCGGTACCGTTATTGGTTCGCCGCAGCTCGGGATCCCGTGTCAATCTACCCATGACAAAAATCTTGTTCAGCATTTCAAATCTCCTTATAAGTAGCTTTTTCCAAATTCTCTGCGAAAGTCATCTTCCGTCCAGCCCTGTTCCTGCATGGCCTTGAGCTGGCCGTACCGCTGCAGCTGCTTCATAGTCGTTGCGTTGTTGTGTACGGCACGCATGCCGAAGATGTGGCACCGGTTATGGCACAGATACACCACCAGGCCGTACTTCTCACTTTTCTTCCGGTTTGCCGTGCCGGGGAATATGTGGTGGCGATCCAGCGGATCCGCCCCGCCGGTCGCCCCGCACAAAAAGCATCTCTTACTCTCCATGCGCTTCCTCCGTACCGTCCCACTCATATTCCGGGCAGCTGTGAATGGCGTAGCTGCGCATGATACCCGCCTTGCGGCCTCCTTTTTTCTTCACCGTAGGCGTAGCGTCCCATCCGGGCACCGGCTCCGGGTCTTTCCTCGACCAGCTGCATTCACCGTAGCACTTCTTGCACGTCCAGCAGGGCTGTATGTGCAGCTTGTTCATGCGCTCACCTCTCCCCACCGGCTCACCAGCGCGTCAAGCTCTGCCGGCGTCATCGTCTCAATACCTACCGCCTTACAATCCTCCACGACGGCATCTATCAGCCGCGACATCTGATCCGTGTCGTAGGTGCTGCTGCCGTACCATACTGTCACGTTCACGCAGCCCTTGAGCTTGCTAACGCCCTTGTCGGCCATCCAGCCCAAACCGTTACGCTCCCAGCCCTTACAGAACGCATCCGCCGCCTTATCCCGCAGGCACAGCACCTCGCTCACGCCGCCTATGTTCCGTATCTCCTGCCTGTATACCTCCTGCTTGGAGATGCCGTAGTGCGCCGCCAGCCTGTCCAGCAGCACCCAGCAATAGGCATTGGCATCCAGGCTCCGGCCTTTGCCCTTGATGGTCACGTTGTACTCCTTGTCTGGCTTCATGGCGTCGCACACGTCCATAGCGGTCTGCGGCAACTTCACACGCAGCGCCAGCCATGCGCCATCACTGTCCTGCTGCCACCGTGCGCCATCGACTGTCACCTGCTGCATAATTCTTCCTCCTGCGGCCAATGTCCTGTTCGTAGGCATTTTGCCAAATACCTAAGGCGAGGTAGGTAACACCCCTCGATCCACTCCGCGTCATAATCAACCTTGTGCTGTGTCAACCTGTTTTCGTCTATTGGCAAGAAAAAATTAAACAATTCATCTTCTGTAACGCGGTATGCCACAATCCTGCAAAATTTTCTCTTTCGGAACAATCCGCATCCGCTGGCAAACATCTCCACCTGGCACTGCTGCCAATACGCTTTCGTAACCTTGAATACAGGTTTGCTATGCGTTTTCACTTCGGTAATGAGTTGTCTGATTTCCCCGTCATAGTTCACTCGCAAACGGAGCGAACGGATGCGTATCTGCCTGTCTCGTGTCTTTACACGCAGCGCATCAAGTATCTTGTGCTCGTAAGCCGTGCCACACTGCATTGCCGGCGTAATAAACCTGTCCTTCCTGACCCCCAGCTTCACCAGCCACCATCTTCGAAACGTATCTGTATTCCAGTTACCCATGATGGTGGCGGTGTCGCTTGCGCCAAACCACCCGCTTCTGTCGTGGTTTCGTATCATAGCTTACTCACAGCCTTTTCAAGCGCGTCCAGCTTTGCAAAATATCCCATCAACTGAACAAGCTGTTTTTCGTTGATCCCAAGTCCCCGAAGCAGGTCGTTGTGGTCAAGCCCATTTCGTTCTTTCATGGTGATTAGCCTTTCAAGTCTCTCCTTTATGGCAAAGATACTGTGACGGCTCAAATCGTCCTCGCCATCGTCTCCGTCACCTTCTGCCCAAAGGTCAAACCCAAGTCCGGTGCGAACAGCAACGCCCTTAACGAAAGCTCTCGCCAGCGCGTTGTTTATGCGGAGTTGGTTCAGCGTGTCCTCATACACCACAAGGGATCCGTTCAGCAAAGGCATGTCGTAGGAAAACTCCAAATCGTCAATGTGGATTTCAACAGACACAAACCAGCATTCTGTAATCCTTCCTTTACTGGTAGTAATTTTGGCCTGCGGCCACAGGTATGTATTTGTTTCCGGGCACCGCCGAGGAGCATACCACACGCTGGATGCTCCGTTTTCGTGGAGCAACTTGGCGCACTTTGCCCAACTCAAATAAGGGACCTTGATAACATTACCCTTCTCGTCCTTTGCGTCGCGCAAATCGCAAAACGGCTTTACATCCACCTGTATTAACTCGTCAAAAGATTTCAGCATTATTCTTCCGCCTTTCCCACATACTCACTGCCGCAATACGGGCATTGGTATTCTGTCATTTCCTCACCGAACTCGCCGTCCGGGTAATGTTTGTAGGTACACATGGCCGGGTCTTCAAACTCCGCACCACAATCATCGCAGATGTACAAAACGCCGGTGTCTCTGCGCTCCCATCTTTTCTTTTTAACTCGCATCATACCGGTCTCCCAGCCGCTTTCAGCACGTCCCGCATAGGCTTCCGCGCCTTGAGGATAGACATAGCCCGCGCCGTCTCCCGCCTGTATTGCCGCCACAGGTCGCTCAGTTCGTCGCTCTGGTAGTACCCGTCCCCGTCGTTGCAGATCATAACGCCCTGCTTCTTTGCCTCGGCCACGGCCTTTCGCATCTTCCGGTCGGTGGTGTGCAGCGCCGCCGCCAGGTCTTCCCGGCTGATGGCGTTCCTGCGCCCCTTGGGGATCAGACAGGCGATCCGCTCTGTCTCCGCCGTCCGCATGGGCAATTCGGCTTTCTCGTCCTCGCCGAACAGATACGCCCTGCTGGCCCGCAGCGCCGCCTCCAGCGCCTCGGTGACTTCCTCCGTGGGCAGGCACACGCCGTTCTCAAACCGGCTCACCATGCTCACGTCCATCCGCGGGTCTGCCAGCTTCAGGATACCGCTGACCGCCTCCTGCGTTAGCCCCAGCTCCACCCTCCGTTCCTTCAGTCGGTTCATCTTCCATCCCTCTTTCTTATCGACTTTTTGGCGTTCTCTCGCTTTGCGCTGTTCATGCTGTAAAAGTCGCCCTCGCTGTACGATGCGTAGCGTTTCGCCTTGTCGGCCTGTACGGCCTGTACATACGCCGCATAGTCCTCGCACTCCCCGTGGCACCTCGCGTGTCTGCGCTGGCAGCCCTTGCAGGGCGGAGCCGTCCGGTTCACCAGCCCTATCATTCCCACTTCACCAGCGCTTTCACAACACCGGCCTGCGCCGCGTCCTCGTGGCTCATCAGCACGTCCACCGTGTAGCCGTACACCCCGGTATCCGCCGCTATGTACTCCTTGCCGCCCAGCGTCACGGTGCTGCCCAGCGGGATGATGTCCGGGTCTACCGCCACGGCCTCGCCGATGGTCACCCACTGCCCGGAGGCCGTCAGCACCTTGCCGTCCCGCTGGTTCATGTGGGCGTAGGGTGTACAGCACGCACAATACCCGGTGATGTCGCATATAAGCAGGTTCTCCGGCTCCGGTTCCACGATCTCCGCCGTGGGCGGCGACTGCACCACGTCCTCCTGCACCGGCGGCAGCGTCAGGCACCACGCCACCAGCACCAGCAGCATCACCCACAGGACGATTGCCACTACCCACATACGCCTGCACCATCGTCTGGTCCGGCACATCCGGGAGTATTCCCGCGCCCGCCTGTTCCGCTCTCTCATCGCCCCAGCGCCTCCACGCCCTTGACGATAGCCCAGCTCAGCCACGCCGCGCCGATAAACGCCAGCACCCATGCAAACCAACTCATTCCTCCACCGTCCTTTCCGCAATCCATGTGTCCAGCTGCTTCTTGAAGATCTGGAACACAGGGCTTCGCTCCATCTCGATCACGATCCCAAAGGGATACACACCCTGCCGGATGCCCTGCCGCAGCGTATCCGGCGATATGCTCAACCCGCGATCCCGCAGGTACTGTGCCGCGTCCTGCGGCGTCAGCGTCGCGATCCTGCTCATTTCTTTCCCTCCTTGTGTGGTGTCATCCAGCCGTCACCGGTGTATCCGGTAAACTCGTGTCCTCCGATGTCAGCATCTTCCGTGCACTTTCAAGCACTAAGTCTTTATCTTTTTCGCATAGCTTGCGAAATAAATTGAACAGCTCCATATCCATCTCACACCTCGCAACGGCATCCGCCTAAGAACTTGTTGACAAAGTACGTTTGGCCTTTGCCGGTGACCTTTACAGTCTTGCTGATGGTGATAGACCCATCGCTGCGGGTGATGGCCGTCTCCTTGATGTCAAACAAGCCCATCTCCATAGACCGCTGTGTGGGCATGTTGTAGTCAGTGCCGCCTCGCCGGATGAGATACCCGTTGTCCCGCAGCCATGCAAACAGCCGGTTTTGCCCGATGTCCGCGCCGTTCTGCCGTAGCAGCTTTGCCAACTCCCCCACCAGAATGGAGGTGTGGGACGCGCTCACAGCATCGGCAAACAGCACCTTTGGCTTGTCCTCTTCCATCTTGGTTTCCAGCCGCATGATTTTGTCCTTTGCAATTTGCAGCGCCCGCGCCATGATCTTTTCGGGACTGTTCCAGTCCTTTTCGATCTGGATGAAGTACTGCCGTGCCAGCTTGCCCTTTTCGTTTCGCTGGATCATGCACAGTTCCTTCGCCATGTCGATGGTGAGGACGGCGTCTTTCTGATGTTGAGGGCCTCCGGCGGAGTTAGGGACAAAATTGTCCGTGACCATGAAGTCCTCGTTTTCGGTGAACCCGTAGCCGCACATACGCGGGAACCACTTGTGATACGGGGTATCTACCTCCAAGAAGTCGTGCAGGTCTCGCGCTGAGACAGCGGGGCGGTCGTTATCGTATGTAACCTTGATTAGCTCGTTCATTTCTTCCCCTCCATTTATCGTAGCTTCATTTTTGATTACATAAATCATTTTTGATTTTCATCGAGCAAAAAAAATAGAAACAATCTCTTCATCGGTCAAATTAAGCAGCACCGCTATTTCAGATGCCTCACTTACTTTAAACGGACTATCCCCGTTCATTTTAGATGCCAGAGAATTGTATGTCATTCCAATACAACGCGCAAACTTCGTCTTTGTCATGCCAGCCTCTGCAATTTTGCCGCGCAGCTTCTTGCTGTCAACCATGTATACTGTCCTCCTTTCAAAATCATTTTTAAGATAATTCGATTATAAAACTCAATTAAAACTTTGTCAATATTATTTTTGATATTTTTTAATAAAAATTTTATAGCATACATCAATTTTGAGGTTGACACATTAAATTTGTTTTGCTTTAATAATGCGTAAGAAAGGTGTGAACTATATGTCATATATCAGTGAAAATATAAGGCGGGCTATGTTTTTTGCCAATATGAATTATAATGATCTTTCGCAAGCAACAGGAATTAGCCCCGCAACATTACAACGGTACGGATCAGGCAAAACCGAGAAAATCCCCATTGACCGATTATTAAAAATAGCCTCCGCGCTAAATATAACAACTGATGAATTACTAATAGATCCTAAATATTTCCCAAGTATTTTAGAATTAACCGCAAGAGATAACGGCTTGTTAAATGCGACCAATTTTTTAGATAAGATGAAAAGCCCTAAAAAAACGGAAGAAACCGCGCCCACCGTTACCGATGAGCGCGATCTTGAAATGCTGTCTCTGCTGTCCCGCCTTACGCCGGAGCAGAAGGAGATGCTTCTCCTCCAGATAAAAGGGCTTTTGCCGCCGCAAGAATGATGTCTTTCTCCGCCTCCCCCAGCTGCACAAACCGGTCCATCAACTCTCTGTCCATTTTCTCCCTCATTCCTTCGTCAAATCGTCCAATTCCTATCCCGTGTTTTATTCAATTGTACTAAAATCCCCGCCTTACACTTGTAATTTCTTCACCAAGTTATATAATAGGTGCCAGAAAGGGGGCATATTATGCAAGATGTATTGGAAATAATTTTGGGTCTGCTTATTACTTGTTTGTTCTATAGCGTGATCCCAATATGCGCCGCCGTGTTTTGCCATACGCCAATATCTCAAAAGTATTACAGGACGATCTGTATTATCTCCATTGTTGAAGTCGCATTGCTGTTTTCTTTTATTACGGTATATGCTGGCTTCAGTTGGAAGGCATCCCCTGCGATAATTTGGGGATATGTTTCGTATCGTATCGGCGTGTCCATTCTTGGCAAACACGGGCTGCTGACTTCTGAGCCCAAAAAGGAAAAAGTAATACCTCCGGCAGAGCAAGTAAAACAGGCACAGCAAGAAACCTATTATATTTGCCCTGGATGCGGAACCCTTGTGCGTACCGGGGAGGTGTGCGCTTGTGGCTTTCGGAGCGAAGCGCAGACTTCCGAAAAAAACCATTAACATCGTTGTCGCTGTCGTATTTGTTCTATTGATTGTAGCTTCGTGTTTTGTTGCGTATACCGCAGGGAAAGACGACGGTTACAGGAACGGGAAGCTTGACGGCTATAAAAACGGGAAAACAGATGGATACAGGGATGGGAAAGGCGCCGGCTTTTCTGACGGCTATGATGCCGGTTACGATTATGGCTACACCTCCGGCTATGCCAGCGGAAAGATTGATGCCATATATGGAAGGTAATGTAAGACCGTCCCCGCCGCCTCCGCAACGGCGGCGGGGACTTGCAGCAGCCACGCCAACCATCACGCCTGTCTGCTGCGGCTTTACCGTAGCAGTTTTAAGTTGGGTCGGTCAACGCCAAAAAGGGGAAACCGCTGTTTTCTCGCAACAGAATTAGGATAATTGACCGCCAAAAAGGGGAAAAGAGGGAAAAAATGGAAGATACGTTAAAGGAATTGTGTCGCGAAGCAAGGGACCGCCAGAATATCACCATTCAGGACCTGGCAGACGAAACCGGAATTTCAATATCCACCATCGGGAACTTTTTTGCTACCAAATCCAAGGCGCCCAACGTCTATAATGCCGGCGCTATTTGCGCCGTTCTCGGCGTGTCCCTGGACCGGTATTTCGGCATCATAGAAATGCTGCCCCCGGAGGATCAGATGGTCCAGCTGCAGCACGACCACCATAACGAGCTGGAGATCGCCCGTCTTGAGGGCAGCATGGAGCAGATGGCGAAAACCATTGATTACCAGCGCAAAAAAACGCGGATCACCCAATTTGCCATTTACGGCCTCATGCTTGTGTGTGCCATATTTTTGGCGGTTATCGTGGGCTATATCTTTTTTGACTACCGTGTGCCCCACCAGGGGCTTATTCAGGGCGGAGAGGCCAGCATATTCGCATGGATCGTCTTTTTGCTGCTTGCCGTCGGCATCGGCATTTTTACCGCCGTTTTTATCGTGGCCCTGCGTTACACAAAGGACCCACACGCCAGGCCTTAACGTATAAAACATTTGTTCTATTTTACACAGACATTGTACATGACAAGTTTCTTGTTTTCAATAGACGTAATTCACAAGTTTCTTGTTATTCTTTTGTGAGGTATCCCTATGTCCACTTGTATAAAATGCGGCGTCGAGCTTATCCCCGGCGCCGTTTACTGTCATATCTGCGGCAAAAAGCAGGTCAAAGAAACCCGCAAAGCACTGAAGCGCCCAAACGGTGCCGGCACGGTTTACAAGCTCTCAGGCCGCCGTACACGCCCCTGGGCTGCCGCCAAAAATCATGTGATCATCGGCTACTACGAACGCAAGACCGACGCACTGGCCGCGCTGGAAAAGCTCTCCGGCAAACCGATCGAAGAAAAATTCAACATGACGTTCTCTGAGGTGTTTGCGGAATGGAAAGCAGAACACTTCCGTGAAATAGGTCCGCAGGGAATAGAGTCCTACAACCAGGCCTATAAGGTCTGCACTAGTCTGTATCCCCGGAAATTCCGCGACCTTCGTACAATGGATTTTCAGGCGATCATCGACAGCAACATGGCAAAGTCCAACTCCACCCTGTCCAAATACAAGCAGCTTATGACGCAGATGTCCCGCTGGGCTGTCCGGGAAGAGATCGCCACCACTGACTTTGCCAAATACGTCAAGCTGCCCCAGCAGGTAAAAAAAGAAAAAGCCATCTTTACAGATGACGAGATCGCGCTATTGGAAAAAGACGGCTCCGACGCCGCCAAAATCGCCCTCATGCTGATCTACACCGGTATGCGTATCGGAGAATTGTTTTCCTTGCCGCTTGCAGGCTACCACGAGACGTATGTGATCGGTGGCGAAAAGACAGAGGCAGGCAAAAACCGCGTCATTCCCATCCGCCCGGAGGGCAGAAAGTATTTTGCCTACTTTGCCGGCCGGGCCGACGGAGATCTGCTCTTGTCCGGCTACGAAGGGCAGCATATCCCCGCCAATTACCGAAAGCGCGATTTCTACCCGCTGCTGGAAAAGCTGAATATCCAGAAGCACACGCCACACGCCACCCGTCATACCTACGCAACATGGGCAAGAAGTGCAGGCGTCCAGCCGGAGATTTTGCAGAAGATCATCGGTCACGCAAGTTACTCCACCACGGCAGATATTTACATCCACGCTGACGCAGAAAAGCTCATATCGGAGGTGGAACGTGTTAGCAATTTGTCAGTAACCGAAAAAACCTGAAAAAGCTTCACGAGGATTTACGTCACAGTTTCATGTAAAACAACCGCAAAAATTCGCCTAAGACCTCATAAATAGTTGCAAATATTTGTGCACCATAATTGACGTGCATGGGGTCACAGGTTCGAGTCCTGTACCGCGCACCATGAAAACCTCGGAACCACAAGGGTTCCGAGGTTTTTTGTTTTTGCCCGTTTTCCGCTTTGTTAGCTACGTGTTAGCAACGTCAGCCCTTCTCCACCACGTGCATGCACTGCCGCAGTGCCTCTTTCACGTTGGGATCATCGGTATCCTGCATCATGCGCTCGATCACATCTTTGGCATGCCCATCGCGTGAATACCCGTCATCGCGGCTATACCGGCCCATAGAGTCTCTCTTGCGCCGGTACGAGCTGCCGCGCCCATACGTACCCCGGATGCTTGCATCCCAGTCGCCGCCGCGGGAATACCCATCCTCGCGGGAATACCCGTCGTCACGGCTGTACCCGCCGCTCTCAAACATGGCGATCTTATCAATGTTCTTGATAGAGGCCGTTAACTTGTGGATCACGTCCAGCTCCCCGGTGCCCATCTCCTGCTTGCCGGCATACTCGGAAAGCTCGTCACACAGCATCTCGCGGATGCCGAAAAGTTCCTTCATGTTCATGTCGTCCCTCCTCTCACGCAATTCTCTCAACGGTCAGATTGCTGTTGGCAAAGCTGACCGCCTGCGTACTGGTGTTCTTCATGGCGACCGTCAGACAACAGCCCTTCGGAACGCACACCTGCGCGGAAACGTAGATGTTGAAATAGTTTTCCACGGCAGCAGGCGTCACCGTCGCTGTAGCGCTGGTCAATGCCTCGCCGTTGACGGCCAGCGCGGCGGTGATGGCTCCCACAGTCCCGCCGGTGGGAATGGCGATGTTGCCGCCGTAAGTGACTTTGTACAGTGCTCTGCACTGGCTCGTCAGTCCACGCAGCGTCACCACCCCGGCCCCCTCACGGTGTACGATGCACGGCTTGCTGTTGACCGCGGTTTCCGTCAGAGGCACATTCTGCCCTGCGGCCACAGTCACAATATTGGCGTTGGTAAACTCGGCCAAAATAATCACTCCTTTCAAAATACAGCGGCGGAGCTATTGCCCCGCCGCGTTGGTGTCAGTATCAGCACGGGGCTGAACAGTTCGGAAATTCCGAACAGCTGGTGCTATGCAGTTGTCAGCAGCCGCAGCAGCCGGTATAACTGCCGCTTGCCCACGGGTTACAGGACGGGTAACTGGGAATGGGCGTGGGGCGCAGCTGGGAGATCAGGTAGTTGTTCTGCGCAGCCTGAGATGCGGCAAGGCGCAGCTCCTGATTGGCGCTCTGAAGATCCTGCAGCTTGCTCTGCGTCAGGAAGTCCAAAATCGCACGGGAATTGGCGTTCGCGTTCTCCACGATGTCCCGGGCCGCCGTCTGCACGGTGTTGCGGGTGTCGCACGCCTGCGTTGCCATGTCGTACCGCACCTGGGCGATAGCCGCCCGGTTTTCGCAACAGCAATTTGCGGCCTGCATCTGCATGGCGTTGAGCTGCTGCATCAGCGCCGCCTGCTGGTTGCTACGGGACAGCTCGGACTGTGCAAAGCCGTTTGCCATCGCCATGTTGGTGCCGTTGACAAGCTGCGCCTGCTGGTAAAATCCGTCGCAAAGTCCCTGATTTACACTGTCGATCTTGCGCTCGACATTGGCAAAGTCAGAGGTCAGAACATAACCGTCCATCACGCCGTTGCCGCCGCCACCGAAGCCAAAGCCGTTACCCCAGCCGCCGAACGCGGCGAAAATGAGGAACAGCACGATCCACCACGCGCCATCGCCGCCCCAGCCAAAGCCGTTACCGTTGCCGGTGTTGGCAGGAGCCACAGGCATAGTCATCATGGGGGTGCCATCGGAAAGAGCCATAGTATCACTCCTTTTGAAAAAATATTTATATCAAACCGTGGCCACGATTTTGATTACTTGAAAAGCCCCTGAAATTGGTTTGCTATTGACTGTATCTTGTTCAACTGATCTTGTGAGATTTTTCCGCTTTGCAGCATTTTCTCTACTTCCGCTTTTGGGTCGCCTTTAAAGCTCGCTTTGAATTGCTTAAACTGCTGCAAAAGCTGGGGAAAGCCGCTCATCGACCCCGGCATCTGCCCGCCGCCCAACGCATTGAAAAATGGATTATTACTCATCGTCTTCATCCTCCTCCACCTTGCGCTTCTTCTTCCCCTTCATTTCGACCACAAGAGCCGCCAGCGCGTCGAACTCTTTACGGGTCACATATTCCGCCCCGGGGTCCTTTTTTGCTTCAGGCGCGTTTGCAAGCCGCTCCACAAGGTCGTATACCTTCAGCGTCGGCTTGCCGCTGGCGTCCGCCTGCTTCAGGTACACCGTGGGCGCCGTGCTGTCCCACAGGGCCACCGCCGCGTTGGGTGCCACCATCCAGCTCCTGGCCTCCTGTTCGCCCGATACCCACTGCACGCCGCTCTGCGGTATAGGGTTCTGCATCTGCGGCATCTGCTGGGGCATCATCTGCTGCTGCCTGAGCTGGCCGAGGTTGTCCGGCATCGGCGGCATATAGGGGTTTCCGTAATAGGGATAGTTCATTCCTCATCCGTCCTTTCCCAAAAATACAAAGGTGTTTCGGCCCCGGAGTCCCACGTGTCATGCCAGTCTCCGTCTATCACGCACACCACGTGGGACGCCAGCGCCAGAAGATATGTACCACGCGGGTGCTCCCTTGCGAAGTCACCCACGGAATAGCTGTCCGGGTAATCCTCCGGGATAATATGCCGCCTAAATCCCAGTTTTTTCAGATACGCGCCCCATACATTGTTGGCACTGGGCATATCTGCCAAAGCCAGCCCCTGCATACACAGCTGCACATACGTCTCATGCCATCCCTGCCCTGTGGCCTTGCAGATGGCCCTCACCGGGCAATCCCCCACGTTTTTACCAGCCGGGTTTGGGTTATAGCGCACGAACATCACGACCACCTCTCTTTACTGTAAGCATACAGGGATATGCCCATTTCAAAGTGGCGATAAAGTGGCTGATAAGTGCGCGTTAAAAATCAGTGCGTCTCTATTGCGTTTTTACTTGTTTCGCCGTATAATCAGACTACCCCCCCAACACACGCCGCCGTTCCCCTTTCGGCGGCAAATAAAAAGCCACACCTTTTCAGGTGTGGCTTTTTTCTGCGTTCAGCCCGTCTGCAATTTTTCGGTATGCCCTTCGCCGGCATCGTTTTACCACGTCCACAGACACGTTCATGCAAAATGCCTGCTCCACGCAGCTGCGACGCCGCACATCGCACTCCGCGATGCACTGGGCTTCCTCTTGTGGTAACTCAAAAGATTGGATCCATGCGATAGCCCTCTTGGGTGCCATGCCCTTCAGCATGGCGCGGATTTCCCTGTGCTGCTGGTTCATCCTGCTTACGCAGGCCTGCGGACCGCCTTGCGGCGGGATGGTGCCATAGGATGGTTGCGCCTATCGCCCGTTGCTCCTTTCTTTGTTTTACGGTGCCATCCACCGGTTTCTCAGTTCTTTCACAGAGTTTACGCCCTGCTCCTGCTTCATAATGGCCTCCACGCCCTGTCGCACGTCCGCCTCCTCATAGCCGTGCGCCAGCATCTCCCGGTAGATCAGACGCGCCGTTTCTGTGTCCCTGTCTTTCTGCGCCCGGTACAGCAGTTCGCACCACGTTTTCCGGTTCCCGGCGCTCTTGTCCATGCGGTAGATGGCCTTTTCCATCTCAAACATCATCCGTACATTCCCGGTCTCGCTGGCAATACTTCTGGCAATGGCCCAGGTATCCCGTCCCAGGTTCGCCACGCTGACGCCGAAGATCTTGCTGACCACGGTCAGGAACTGCTTGACGTTGTACGCCGCCGTTTTTTTGCCCTGTCCGTTGGCGCTGGAGATCATGGACTTGGTGGCCCTTACGATGTCGTCCACCGCACCGGCATCCATGCGGTCTACGGTGTAGCCCTGTAGAATGGAGATAATGTCTTTGGCGTAGGGAATACGACCCACCAGTGTGATGTTGCCCTTCACATTGCCCTGCAGCGTGATGTTCTTGACAGTCTCGCCAAAGTCCTTTTCCTCCCCTGTAATGCCGGTAAAGGCTTCCAAAACGCGCTCCCAGTACTTCTTGTCCTTGTCGTCGTCCCGCAGGCCGTCCACGATGGACTGCGCCAGTGCGTTCACCACGTCCGTTACCAGCAGGGCGCCCACGGCCAGCTTGAGCTGCTTCAGCGCCTTACTGCGCTTCTGCGGGTTCGTTTCATACACCCATGCGTCGTAGGAACGCATCAGGATATTCAGGCTTTTCAGCGGCTCACCCATAAAGGACGTGGCCTGCCGCGTCAGCGCGTCGCTGTCCCGCATGATCTGTGTCCGCTGCATGATGCCGTCCACCACCTGCGTCTGGTCGATCACGTCCGTGAACACCTCCGCCACCTGCTGATAGTAGGCGTCGCTGCCAACCTCCAGGTTCGTGTCCGCCGCCACCTGCCACTCGCAGGCGTTCCAGATCTTGCCCCACGTCACCGCGTCGGCTTTCCCGGCCAGTGACATACTCTTGTCACTCAGCCACTCCATAAAGCTGCCGTCCGTTCCGTATACCTCCCGTGCGATGGTGTACCGGCTGCCCTGGTCAAAGCCGGACGTGTCCTTGATGCCCGCAATGGGCGCCCACTTCCGGGCCTTGTCCCATCCGTTGCCTTTGGTCACGCCGTTGCCCAGGCCCTTCGCCATGTTCTCCGGGTCCAACACCACCGCCGCCCGGAAGTACGCTGTGGGCTGCTGGATGACCACGCGCAGGTTCGCACCCACCGCGGCGCCCTTTGTGTTGCCAACAATGCGCTCCACGGCCCTTGTGGTGGCGCTGGCGTTCTTCACCATGCCGTTCTGCACGTCCCGCATCAAATTCCGCCAGTAGCTCTGCGCCGCGTCGCCGTACACGCCGGACAGCACCTGCCGCACGTTCTTCCCGGTCAGGTTGCCCATGCTGTCCCGGTACCGGTAGTTGTACAGCCGGTTGATGTCCTCCATCGGGGCCAGCAGCGTGGCGTACTTGATCATGTCGCTGGCGTTCTGCGCGAACACGTCGTACACGCCGCCAATGTCCAGCGCGTTGCTGGCGTTTGGCGTCAGGGCCTTTGCGCTGCCCATATTCTTGATCTCTCTGGCGATGTCCGGCCCCTTCTCCACGCTGGATGCCGTGGCCTCCTTCGCCGTCTTGATGGGCCAGTAGTGCGCCTCCATGAACTTGCGGTAGCCGTAAACCGCCATGCTGGCTTCATTGCCCCACTCCGCCAGCTTCGTGCTGGCCAGCTTCTGCAGGCCTTCCGCCACCTTGATCTGCTCCGGTGTCAGCACGGAGGTGATGGCCCTGACGTCCTCCAGCGTCAGCAGGATGTTCTCCGTTCCGCGGGGGATGGCTTTCAGCTTGCCGTCCCGCTTGATCTCCGGCTGCACGATGCCGCCCACCATCAGGTGGTTCATGGCCTGCTCACCGCGCTTTGCCAGGTTGTACAGGTTCATGATCTGCTCGTTGGTCAGCGTCAGCTCCACGCCACGGCTTGTGGTGAACGTGTGCCGTTCAAAGCGGTTTTTGTACACGTCCGCATCCAGGAACTTTTTAGCCGCCTCCCGCAGCTCCGTCAGCATCACGTGCTCCCGGTCCTGCGCGTTCCGCAGCGTCCGGTATACCTGCATGCCGCCGTCGCCGTAGGCGGAGAAGAACGTATACGGGTCCGCCATATCCAGCGAGATTTTCCGGTTCCGCCGCTTCCGGCTCATGCTGCCCATCATAAGGCTGTCCGCCCACTCGCTGGTCCGTGCGTATTTCTGGTTCGCCAGCGTCCGGTCGTAGCTGGTCAGCGTGGCCTCAATGGCCCGCACCGCGTTCCATACGGTCTCCAGCTCTGTCACGTTCATGTCGGCAATGCGCTTGTCTCCCAGTTTGGAAAGAGATGCCAACAGCCCGCCGCCCTCCGTCAATGCAGGGTCAACGACCATATCATCATCGCGGTCGATTATGTCCTCGTACAGACGTCTTAATTTTTCTGCCTGCATTGTCCGCTTCGTGGGGTCGCCGCCGGCGTTTTTCCGCAGCCGTCCGTTCTCGTCGTAGCTGTATGCGCTCTCCAGGTTGATGTTCCGCAGCAGATCGGCCACCACCACGCGCAGCTCCTCCGGAATGTGCTTCTTGTCTGTTGGCCGCAGCAGCTTTTCGGACAAAGGCCCCGTGTGTCTGGCGATCTTTGCACGCATCTCCGCGGCGTACCGCTTCTCCCGGCCCTTCTGGGTCTTTTCGCTGTACTCCCGGCGCATCCTCTTCACCATGTCCCGGCGCTTTTCTCGCTCCTTTGTCAGCATTTCACGCACCCGTCCCACGGCCTCCTGCTTCTCCAGCTCCCGCCGGTCGGCAAAGGTCTTCTTCTGCCGCACCTGGTCAGAGATCATGCCGTCAATAATGTCGTTGGAGATCTCCTGAATGGCTGCGTCACGGTAGCTGTCAAAGGGGTTTTCATAAATGCTGTCCATGCTGTCCAGCACATCCGCGATCTGCTGCAGCTTGTCCGCCTCGGTATACACGTCGCTGGGGAAATAGCCCTCGCCAAACATCTCCGTCATTTCCTCATACATGGTGTCCACCGGCAAGCCCTCCGACTTGTTCAGCTTCAGCGTTCCCATGTACCGCTTGCGGAACTCGTTGTAGTGGTCCATCTCCCCGTTGAAAAGGATCTTCTGCCGCTTCAGGTAGTCTTTGATCTCCAGCAGCTCCGCGCCGTGCTCCGTCAGCTCCATCGTGTTGTCCACGATGGCCGTCGCCGCGTTTCTGGCGTAGGGCATCAGGTCGGCCATGCTCACGTCTTTCTTCATCACAGCCTTGCCCAGCGCCTCCATGTCGGCCTGAATGTCGCCGTATTTCACGTCGCTGCCGTACTTGCGTATGGTCTCGCGCCCCAGCTTCTTTACGTCCCGCGCAACAACGGACGGCTCCTTGCTGATGCGCATTTCGCCCTTCAGCTCCTGCACCCGCTGCTCCAATGCGCGGTTGCGGCTGGCCAGTGCTGTGCGTTCCCGCTTCAGGTCCCGCACCTCCTGCTCAATGTCTGCCGTACTCCGCAGCTGAAATTTCCTGTTGACATTCTCGCCATCGGTGAGTATACTGGTACCAGAAGCATTCCCCCGCTGAGCGCCGGAGTTTCCGGAAGAGCCGTTAATTTGGGGAGTGCTTCTTTCTTGCATTTCCCCGATATTGTAGACAATGCTTCCATCCTTACCCAGCGCAACGGAAATGCGCGTTCGATAATACTTTCCATCAAAATCCATGAAATATGCCGTTCGATAGTTCCAGCCGTCTTTTGCCATGTCGCCGTGACGCCCACCAAAGTCAAGGACAGTCTTTCCTCCGCGCTCAGAAACCTTAATAAGTTCGTCGATGTGAGCAGCCGCATTTGCTTTACGTTCAAATGCTTTTCCATCCAGCGTTCGACCATTGTTGTCGTAAATGCTACTCAGCTTCCCGGCAGATTTACTTGTCAGGAGCAGAATATCGCCGTCCTCGGCAATCAGGCGAACATCCTCGTGATTGCGGATTTTGCCGTTAATATAGCTTTCCAGCTGTTCACTCCACGCCTTGGGGTCGTTGCCAAATAATACTTGTCTGTCCGCCTGAACGTATTTCATGCCATTGGGGAACTGCTTGATCTGATACTTTGCACCGTCGCCCTCACCGGCGGCGGTTTTTGTTTTCTCCGCCTGACGCTCCGCCGCGTCAAAGGCCGCCTGCCACTTCTGTGCAATGTCCTCCAGCTCACCGAAGGTCTTTCCGTAGGCATCTATCGCCGCGTTGTCTCTGGCCTTGCCGGTGAACATAGCCTTGACTTTGGCGATAAATTCCTTTAGCCCGTCCAGCAGCTTCTGCGCCGCCGTGCGGTTGTCTTTGGCAAACTGTGCGAACAGATCCGTATCCTCGATCATCCGCCCCGCGAAGTCCGCGGCGATCTCGTCCATCGCCTCGTCCTGCGTCAGCGTTACGCCGGCTCTCTCCGCCGCCTCCATGTACCGCTGCACGACCTCCGTTTCCGTGTCCGCGCCGTTCTCCCGCATGCGGTACTCTATCGCCGCCTGCCGGAACGCCCGGTACTCGTCGGGGGACAAGTCCTGCATCCGGTGGGTGACCTCGTGCCCCGCCACCTCATAGATGGGGTTCGTGCTGTCCGCCGCGATCTGGATCAGGTTTTTCTCCCTGATGTACTGGCCGTTGGCCTGCCCATCCATAATGCTGTCCACGAACTCGATACGCACGCCCAGCTTCTTGCCGATGGTGTTCAGCGTCGAGGCCGCGCCCTTGTCTTTGGCGATGATGTACCGGCTGTAGGCATTGTCCGCCAGCCCGGCCCCCGCTGTGGTAGTCACGGATGCTACGTCCGCATTTTCCCGTGCCACCTGCGCCCTGGCGTCCTCCAGCCCTGCGTTGTACGCCGTGTACCGCTGCTCCGGCGTCAGCATCGCCGCGTACTTGCCCTTGGCCTTGTCCGCCTCAACGCCGTTCAGTCCCGCGTTGTACATGGCGGAAAAGCCTGCGTACACCTCCGCGCCGCTGCCGCTTGTCTCCCGCACCTGCTGATACGCTCTCTGCCCCGCCTCCATAAAGCCGCCCACGGCTTTCTGTGCGCGTTTCTGCGTCTGGGGGATAGCCGTGGTGCGCTGTGTCTGCTCCTGCGCTGTCTCGCGGCTTGCAAGGGCGATAATTTCACGCTTGAGCTGGCTGATAGGCTTTTCCGTGTTCAGCTTTACCCCGGTGCTGGCCTCCAGTGTTTCCACGGCCACCGGATCCCGTGCAATGGCCGCCGCCTGGTTGCCGGTGATCGTCTCGCCCCGGGTCACCGCCTCCACGGCTTCCGCCGTCCTGCCGTCCATCTCCGGCGCGGTGTTCTGCCGCACGTCCCGGTCATACTGCGCTCTGGCCGCGTTGTATGCTGCGCGGTTGGCAAGGGTGTTCACGCCCATCTGCCCACCGCCCAGAATACCGCCAACCACAGCGCCGCCGGCAAATTCCTCCGCCGCTGTTGCCGGGTCAAAGATAGCGCCGTTGCCGATACCGACAAGGGGGTTGTCCCGTCCATAGACGGCATTCTGCGTGGCGCGTTCGATCACGCCCTGCACCACTTCTTCCTTGCCCTCGTCCAGCATAGCGTCCACCCATGCTTTCCATGCGCTGCCGCCGTTCTGCAATTCCCGGGGCAGCGTCTGGATACCGCCGCCCACTTCCACGGCGGCGTTCATCAGTCCGTTACCAACGGCGTACACCGACGCGCGGAAATCGTCCGCGCCGTCCGCCTTTGCCTGCTCATAGCCGGGGCCGAATACTTGGGCAAAGGAAAGCTGGAAGTTCGGATCTTTCGCCATTGCCCGCATACTGCGGGAAATGGTGCTTACCAGGCCGGAGGAAGCCGCCGCGTTTTCCGCCAGTGCGCCTGCCTGCGCCGCCGTGCTGGCGCCGCCGGTCAACAGCGCCGCAATGGCTTGCGGCACCGCCGCCACCGTCGCCGCACCCAGATCTTCAAAAACCTGCGCCGCTTTCCCGCCGCGTGCCGTGTTTTCCGCGTACCGCTGCTGCACACCCTGCGCCTCCGCGTCAATGGCCCGGTTCCAGCGATTGAAAAGCCAGTTGCTGGTGTCCGGGTCCCAGTAGCCGTTGGAGCCCTCCCGGGCAAAATTGCCCAATTGGTTTTCTATCCACGCGCCGGCAGAGCTTCCCACTTTGGCGATCTGCGTCAGGCCCATCTGCCCGGCCTTTGCCAGCCCCTGCCCAACGTTATATTTCCCCGACGCACTTGCTGTGTTCCCCGCAGGCACGCCCGGCGTAACCAGCATAGACGTGTCCGGCTTATAGGTGCTGGGCGCTACATCCGCCGCCGTTCTGCCTCCGGTGCGGATAATGTCGCCGCCCATGCCGGCAGCTTCCATTTTGCTGCGGAACTTATCCTGCCACCCACCGCTATCTGCATTGCGGTTTGTCCGGCTTGCTGCGGGGATGTCGTTTTCCATCCCCGCAGCTTTCATTTTCTTCTGAAATGTCTGCTTCCAGCCCATCGCGCCCTCCTTATTTCCCCGGGTTCTTCACGGCGTATACCAGATCGCTGTACTGCTTCTTTGTGATGTTCCCGTTTTCGTACATAGCCTCCAGCGCCATCACCTGCCCGCTGGTGGTCCTTGCGTTGCTGGCGGCCAGTCGCAGTGCCTCACCGCTGCTGTATCTCGCGTTGTCGCTGCCGCCGGATCCGCCGTTGCTGCTGCGGCTTTTCAGCCGGTCAATGCTTGTCGTGCCGGTGTATCCGCTGCCGCTGTATGCACTCCGTGCCGCGCTCTGTGCCGCCGCCAGACGGTCATTGTAATCGGCCAGGCTGTCGCGGTACCGGCCGTACTCGTCGTTTGCCAGATTGCGGTACAAATTGGCGGTGTCCATAATGTCGCCGCGCTCCTGGGAATACATCTGCCGCGCCACTTCCTCCAGCTGCGCCATGTACTGGTTGTATTGCTGCTGCGCCGCCGTGGTGGCATAGCTGGAGGCCAAGCCGCCGGTGCGGGCGGCCACCTGCCCCAATACGTCCTGCATGCTCATCCGTCCGTTGTTGCCATACCGATCCGCCAGCGACTGGTACTGGCTGCCCTTTGTCCAGTCCTCATAGTTCATGCTGGTCAGCTGCCGCGCCAAAGTATTCAGCTGATCCAGATACGAGCTGTTGAAGGTGGGAAGTGCGCCCACATCTACCGGCATTTCCACCCGCGTGTAGCCACCCCCGCCGGAATTGCCGCCGCTGTTCCCGTAGTTCAGTGCGCCGCCCACAGCGCCGCCCATTGCGCCCGCCAGGGCGCCATTGACCGCGTTGTTTTTAATTGCCGCTTTTTTCATGGCGACGGCGTCCGCCATGTTGCGCCGGTTATTCGGGTCGCCGAATAGTCCGCTTACTGCGCCCATAACGTTGCCGGTCGTCGCTTTTTTGTTTTTCCGTATAGCCATAGGCATCCTCCTTATGTCTTGTTCTCCAGCGCCGCCACTCTCTGCTCCAGCGCCGTATAGTCGCTGCCCAGTGCCGTCACGCTCTGCGTCAGCGCCGATATGCTGGCCCCCTGGCTGTTTACCGTGCTCTGCAGGGCGGATACCGTATTCTGCAGCGCTGTCAGCAGAATGTACATCTCCGCGTTGGACACGCCCGCCTTGCTGACGTTCTTTGTCACGTTGCCCATTGCCCAGTCAATGCGCTGGCACATGTACTTAATGTAGTTTTCCGTTATGTCCAGCGCCTCTGACGGGTTCTCCTTCGGCAGCTCGTTTATGCTCTCCGGGAAAACAATCATTTCACATCACTCCCCACCATAAACGCTCTCGATATGCCCAGTATGGTGCACGGGCCCTTGCCCTCCAGCCTGAGCTCAAATTTGTCGCACCGGTTGGCCGCAAGCCGCAGGCTGGTCACGTTGTGCTCCTTGCCCACCACATTGCCGCACGTCTGCCACGGCTTCCCGTCGCAGCGCATTTGTGCCGTCATGTAGCTTCCCTTCGGCAGCTCCAGCCGCATCAGTATCTTGGAATACGCTTTCTTGCCGTCGATGGTCTCATACATGGGGGCGAACTGTGCCATCCACTCCTGCGTCTGCGGCGTGTCCTCGCCATCCAGCAGGTACACGTCGCCATCCGCCAGCATGTACAGTTTTTTGCCCAGCCGCGCAAAGTCCACCGCCTCCGTGCCGTCCTCCAGCACCCATATCCCGGTCTTGGTCTCATACACCATCAACCGGTGCTCAGCGCCGTCCTTCACACTCAGGTAGTAGCTGTCGCCGTCGTTGCCGGCTACCGCATCGGTAAACTCCTTCTCGCCGAAGTTGTCGCTGATCAGCACCGGCGTGCCGCCGGAGTAGGCGTATACCCCGTGAGGGCCTTTATAGAACAGCGTGTCGTTGATGACCTGCTGGCTTTTCTGACATCCATCCTGCAAGCCCTCCATTTCGTAGGTGTACATGGCGTACTCCGCCGGATAGCTGCCCAGCATCTTGTGCAGCTTTGTCTCCTTCCAGAACAGCACCGAAGAGCTCAGCTTGCAGCAGCCGGTGAATTTCCCCTCCGTGCCCACTGCCAGCGTATAGGCGTCTGTGGATAGTCCCTCATACACGTAAAAATTCGTGGGGTCGCCCAGCGTACTGGCATATATGGTCTGCGTGTCGTTGTTGCAGCCCCACAGCCGGTTTTCGCTCTCGCAGATGTAGTCCAGGTCAGGTATCTTTCGCTCGATCTTAATGCTGGTGCTGGCCTCGTTCACCGCAGTAAATGTGTTGTCCGCCACCGTGATCGTGTTGGAGGTGACCGCCTTAATGACAAAATCCTTGTTGTTCTCCGTCTTGGAGGTGCAGCCGGAAAGTGTCACGCCGTCACCCGCTTTGAACTTCGTGGTCAAGTCCGCCCAGCCGTTCACGGTTATTTTGTTAGTGGCAAACGTGGCCTTGCTGCCGGTGATCTCCGCCGCCAATGGCTTTACGGTCTGGTCCTTGATGTCCAAATACACCTTGTCCGGCCATATCACCATCTTGGTATTCACCACGGCAAACTGCTTCTTGCCCGCCGTCACCGTGCCCACCGTCTGCCCGTCGTACAGCAGGGAGGTCCCCTGCACCGCCACCAGCTTGTCCCACGATGTCAGCGCCGTCACGTTCTTGTACCCGGTCTGCTTCAACCGTCCCTTACGTGTGGTGATGTACGGCCACCGTCTGGCTGACAAATTCAGGCTGTCCCGCAAATCGCCGTTCTGTATGGCGTCCGACCAGTTGATGCCTCGCATCTGCACCATCTCCACCTTGTTGGGGTTCAGGGAATAGGGCAGGCTTGCCAGTCTCATCCCATCACCTGCACATTCCCGGTGTTGTCCGGGCAGTGCTGCCGGCGCCACCACGCCATTGCCTCACTCATCGCCTCGTCATACACCGCCTTGTCGTTGCCATACAGCGCCGTTTCGTTGTTGTAGTAGTCGATCTGGCTGCACAGATACAGCACATACACCCGGTCGTAGGGCGCGGGGAGCAGCAGCTCCCCGTCGCCCGCCGGCCAACTGTGTATGTAGGAGGCCATATCGATCCTCTCCCCGATCTGCTGGTCCAGCCCCATCACCCACGCCGCTTTCTGCTCGTCGCTTATGGTGTTCAGCCGCAGCTCGTCCGCCTGCGAAAGAGTATCTGTAACCGTCATGTCTTCACCTCACTTCACGATCTCCCACGTGCCGCGCGTTCCTGTGCTGTTCATGATCTTCACCAGCAGCTCGCCGGGGGTCATAGGCTCCAACGGCTCCGCAGGGTTCTCCGGCTCCACATACGGGATGCCGAAGTATTCGCAAAGCCCCTTGGCCGCGCTCTCGGCGATCTCCGACATGTGGGTGTGGAACCATGTGGCGTCATCCATGTTGTCGTGGAACACATGCTCCTCATAGAAGGAGACGGCCTTCGGCACACGCAGCTCATACCACTTGGAGTTGGCTACCAGCTTTACCGTGCGCGGGTAAATCTGCTTTCGATACTTCACCATAATTTGGCCGAGCTTCTTGCCGTTCTTCGAGTAGGTGTAGTACATAGGGAAGCAACCCCGGGAGTTGCCCTTGCCGTCTGCGCTGCCGTTGGTGTGGCTGACGTAATGCACGTCCGCGCCCCATGCGTTGCTTTCCCTCACGTTCTGCTTCATGATGGCATCGCCGTTGTCGCCGTTCATGGGTGTACGCCGATAGCCGCGCTTAGTGGCAATGCCGCAGCGGTTCAGGATCGGCTCCAGAATGTCGATGTACTCGTTATTTTCAAGTGCCTCATAACACTGTTTCCCGTCCGGACGGGGATATACACAGGGGTTCGCCATGTGCATAGCCGGGGACAGGTAGACTTTCGGGGCGGCCATTTACATAGCCTCCTCGTCCAGCGTAGATTTCTTATAGCTGGCGCTGGAAATGCCCAGCAGCGCGCCAAGGAACACGGTGATGCAGGAAATAGTACCCGCCACCTGCTCGATGTACGGCCAGCCCCAGATGCCGCCCAGTCCCACGTACAGGGCACTGAGGGCGGGCAGTACGATCATAACCACCCACTTGATGATGTCATACATACGATTGCTCAGTTTCATAGTTACTTCCTTTCCGGCTTTACGCCTCTCGCTTGATGGGCAGCTTCCTTACTTCCTCCATGACCCGTTTTGCGCTACCGTTGCCGCCCATCTTTTCATACGGCTGGTACAGATAGTCATTGAGGTTTTCGTACTCGTCCTGCGTGATGTACCCTCGTGTCACGTACACCATGCCCAGATGGATGATGCGGTCATGCGCCAGACCCACCAGCATCTTCCGCTCTGCGTTGTTTTTGTCCGCACGCTTCGATACCAGTGCCCACAAACCGCTGCTTGTCAGCACCGCTACCGCCAGCGGTACGGCGATCTGCTGTACCCACGGTTCCATTCGCCGCGTTCTCCTCTCAAATTATTTTTGCCCCTCGACACCCTTCGACCGTTTCTGACACGCCGCCTGTGCTATCCTGCTTGCAGAAAGGAGGTGTTCCCATGCCCGAGTATTTCACTCTGTTCAACGCCGTCACCGACGCCATTGCCCAGCTTGAAAAGGCCGTTGCCGCACTTAAACAGGCACAGATCAGTGCCGAGGAAGCCTACATCCGGCGGGGGGAGTAATTCTCCCCGCCCTTATTCCGCGTACACGCTCTCGATCAGCGCACACAGCTCCGTGTACTGCTCGTCCGTGATGCGCCCCACGGCGAAAAACACGTCGCACTTCTGCTGCGCCTCATCACGGGTCTTGTAGAACCGCTTGTTGATGAGCTTCGTCATAATGTTGTACATAGTCGTTCTCCTTTCAGTTTGTTGTTACGCTTCCTTGTGCAGCCGGATGCACACGATGCCCGAGCCACCGGAGCCGGGGTAAGACACATATTCATTATTTGAAACTGCTATCGTCCCACCACCACCACCGCTACCAGTGTTAGCTTTGCCAGATATACCTTGTGTTCCCCCTCCCCCTTCACCGCCAGAGGCGTGGGTTGCAGAGTTGGAACCCCTTGACCCTGCGCCACCACCGGCATACAGTTTGCCAGTTGCTTCGCCGAACTCACGAGTAGTTGTGCCCTGACCGGTACCACCATTCCTTGAACCGATTGTAATTGCGTTATTCCCGTCGCTGGCTCCGTCGCCGGGTTCGGAGTCTGTAGAAGTAGAGCCTTTGGTGCC